AATCAACTTAGTTGAATTCGGTGAAGTTACACCTGTTGCCCAAGGTGAAGATTACGATGATGATTTTAATCTGGATGGTTTCTTTAAGGGAGACAGTCGTTTCCCCGTTCAGATGCAACCTTCCTCTTTCACTTTAGGTCATCTTCACCATTTCATGAGGCCGAAACCCGTCCATGACGTACCCGTCAACAAGAAATTTGTTCTTGATGACGTGTTTTCTTATTTACCTCAAATCATATCTGATGAGGTTAGTGATTCGCCGTTGAAATATCCCTCGGGTCACGGCTTCGCTTATTCTCCTTACGTTGAAATGGGCCAGCGCATCGTGCTTTCTCGTGTCAATACTTTCAATATTGACGCTACTGCTGGGACATCAGCATATGACGATTTGGTAGTTACACATAAATTCGATTGCGGTAAGCAATTTATTCTGACATATCGGGAGGCTATTTTTGGTGCTCGTCTACCGCATTCCAGACTTAAAATACTTGATAAGTTAGATCACGGTACCTCCCCCGGTCCCTCGCTGTTGTTAAAATTTGAGAGGTGCAGGAGGAGTGATTTCTTGCTAAACAGGAATGAGAGGGGTGAGACCTTCCCAGGCGCTATGGCGCATAATTTCATCCATGATTACGTCAACGTAGTAGAAGGTCAGCTTATGAAAGGTGAATATACTTATTCGGTTGTAGCCAATTGGAAGAACGAGCTCTTACCTTACGGTAAAAGCCCTCGAGCCTTCTATGTTGGAGACCTTGCTGACCTAGTGGTAGTTCGTAGACTGTTTGGCAGCGCTCTTGACCACGTTCTTAATGAGCGCATTGCTAATGGTAGTGCTATTGGTGCCAATTGCTTCGGGGTTGACTGGTCGTTTATCGCTGACAGGCTTGCTGGTGGACTTTGTACTGACTTGGATATTTCCAAAATGGAATACAGGGCCTATAACAGCACCATTTCCAGTTATATGGTTCAGTTTTTTGACGATTTTTATGATGGCAGCGAAGATGAATACCATTGTACACCTTTCGATTGCAAGCAACCTAATCAGTTCAGCGGTTCTGCGAAAGTTATGCGTAAGAATTTCTTGGAATCTATTATCAAACCTTTCCTTCATTATCGGGGCAAGATCTACCAAGGAATGGATTTTAATCCTTCTGGCCATCCGCTTACAGCATTGTTGAACACATTGGTCTTGCAGTTCCATTACCGTCACGCTTACTATTCTCTCCTACAACGACAAGGTCTCAATGATTGGGCTCTTCCGTTCCGTGATCATGTCACTGACATCTGTATGGGGGACGATTGCATTATGTCCGTCAGAGAAAGTGTTTCTTCTTGGTTCACCCCAGAAGCTATTGGCAATTTTATGAAGGAGCTTGATATTACCATCACAGCCGCTAGTAAAAAAGAGGCTTTAGTTTTCAAGGATCTGAAAGACTGCACTTTTCTGCGCAGACAATTCCACCGTGATGGTCGTCTCCTTAAAGCGAGATTGTGTATGGACACATTGCTTAATCTTATGGTCTGGGGTGTTAAGAAACCCGCCAAAGACCGGAAAGCGGCGGTCGTCGACGCTATTTTGATTGAAGCTCAGTTGTGGGGAGAGCCGGTCTTCCATTGGTACCATAAATGTATCAAGTACAGCTTGAGCTATACTAAGGAAACTTCAATTCCTGTTCATAATTACAGTTGGTACACTATGCGTTCTGCAGGTAACGACAGGAAGTAAGTAGCC